AATTAATATTATACAAAATAAGAAATATATATAAAGAGAATAATAAAAATAGAAATATTACATTTGTATAGAAGAGAATAGGGATTTTGATGTGTAACCGTGTCCTTTTTCGACCTGGAATTTGTCCGGTATTGGTTTAGATGAGGTTTTGGTAGTGTTTTATGTGAAACCTTTTCATTGTAACTCGAGTCGAAGCGTTAAAAATAATTGCTTTAAACTAAAATGTTTACTTTTGGGCATTAGGAAACTACAATTGGAGTTATTCGATCAACAAAAAATTTATTCAACATGGCTGGTGTAAAAAACTTAATACCATTGACGAAACAATCAAAGGAGAAACAAAGAGAAATCAGATCTATGGGCGGAATCAAATCAGGTGAGGTAAGACGAGAGAAACGAGACCTGAAGCAGTGTTTCGAGATCGGCCTAGAGTTCCTTACTAAAAAGACTTCTGACGAACTGAAGAGCGCAGGAGACGAGAAACAAGCCGAGATAGTTGCTAAGATCGGAGTTGCTGCTTATTCGATGTTAAAAATTGCAGTTTCGAAGAAGGCTAATGAACAAACTAAGCTTAATGCATGGGAAGCGATTTGTGATCGGATGGAAGGAAAACCAATTAGCAAAAGTGTAATAGATGCAAACGTTAAAACAGAAACTACAGTTTTAACTGAAGAAGAAAAGCAAATTATTGAAAGGCAAATTAAAAAAGAAGCCGATAAATTAACCAATTCAAAAAAATAATGTCGGTTGATCTTTACTCTAGAAAAACACTAAATCATTTGCTTCAGACTAATTTTTCGCCATTTTATCATAAAACATTTCAGGCTCTTCATAGAAATAGAGATTTTGAAATTAATTGGCACATTGATGCTATTTCAGAGTTTCTAATGGGAATGAGAATGGGTCAATTTAGACGAGGAAATATTAACATAAGGCCTAGGATAGGTAAAACTCTACAATGTTCAGTTGCTTTTCCTATGTGGTGGTTAGGAGATGAACCGTGGATGAATTTTATTTGCGCATCATATTCTGCTGAATTAAGTCAAGAAATTCATCAAAAATGTCGAACATTAGCAAACCAATCATGGTTCAAAGATGCATTTCCTAAATTTAGTCTTAGTAATTCTGTTGAAGATGATGAAAATGAAGCAATAACTAAAAACACACAGAAACAATTCATTACCACTGAAGGAGGAAGAAGAGTATCAACTTCTGTAGGTGGATCCATAACCGGTAAAGGCGGAGATGTTATTGTAGGAGATGATTTAATGAATCCGGATGAAGCAAATTCAACGACAAAAAGAGAGAGTTGTCTTGATTGGTGTAGAAATTCATTATTTTCACGATTTGATGATAAGAAAAAAGGAATTTTTTTAAATGTGCAACAAAGACTCCATGAACATGATTTTACAGGAACTTTTGTCGATAATACATGGGAAAATTTAATTTTACCAGCAAGATTTGATGAACGAAGAATTTACACGTTCGGTGATTTTAAAAAAGAAGTCAAAGAAGGTGAATGGCTTGATGAAAAACGATATAGTCAAGCTGAAATGGATGAAGATATTAAAAACATGGGCAGTAAGAACTACAATGCACAATATTTACAACAAACTGTTCCTGCTGATGGTGAGATCTTCAAAAAAGAGTATTTCAAATACTTCACTTATGCCCCTAAGTTTGATTTTCGTGCCATTTATGCCGATACTGCTCAAAAAGAAGGAACAATTAACGATTACAGTGTTTTCATGTGTTGGGGTGTTCGTTATGTTGAAGGAAGAAAGTTTGCATATCTGATTGATGTAATGAGAAAGAAACTAACGTCTCCTAAGCTTCTTGTGGCATCAAAAGAATTTTGGAAAAAACATGCCAAAGATCTTTCATCACCTCTGATTCATTGTGATGATTGGGTTCCTGACATGTATAGTCTTGATAATCAAGGTGAACTTATCAAATTTGCAATTGAAGATAAATCATCAGGATCCGGCTTAATTCAAGACTTAGAAAATGAGACAAATATACCGATTACTAAGCTTTTACCTGAAGCTGATAAAATATCTAGAGCCAACGACATATTGCCTAGAATGGAATCAGGGCAAGTTTTATTTCCTAAAAATGCACCATGGCTTCCTGTTTTAGAAAAAGAATTATTGATTTTTTCACCTAAAACTATCAAAGATGCAAAAAAGAAGAAAGACCAAGTCGACACATTGACTTATGCAGTAAAAGATTTACTTTTTGAATCTGCTGATCTAAAATTGCGTCCTATGAATTATTCTGGATTATTAAACGAAGTTAAAATCTATGGCTCGAGATAAAAAAACAACTAAAGAATTAACCATCCAAGATCAAATGAAAGCTGATGGCTATGTTGATACCGCCAAAAAGATCGGTCAAAAGGTTAGTGGCAACACAGGATTCAATCTGAGTCTTGCTGATGATCCAACTATTGCTTCAATTTATGTAGGTAATGGTCTAGCTAAGCGTTATATCGATTTAGTTGTTGATGATATGATTCGCCAATGGATTACAATACCTGAAGACACTGATGGCAAAGTTTTGAATTATTTAAAAGCACTTAAAGCCAAAAAAGAATTTAAGAATGCACTTCGTGCATCTAAACTTTTTGGTGGTGCGTTAATCTTCATGGTGATTGAAGATGGTAAGCTTCCCAACGAACCAGTCGACATTAAAAACATCAAATCAATTCATAAATTAAAATATTTCAGTAGAAAATACGTTACAATTGATTCACTGAATTATTACAATGATGCAACTCAAGCCAACTATGGTGATCCTCAATTTTTCACTGTAAGTGTCAATGGTAAAATGGAAACTTTCCATGAGTCAAGGTGTTTAGTTTTCACAGGTGAATATTACCCTCAAGATGAACTTGCAATTAATCCTGGTTATGAAAAATATTGGGGTCTTTCAATTCTGCAATCGCTTCATGAGACGTTTGAAGATTATGGCTTAGCATTACAGGCATTATTTAGATCATTGCTTAAAGCAAATATTGATGTTCTTAAAATTAAAAATTTGATGCAGCTTTTAGCATCAAAAGATGGACAAAAGCAATTAGATGCAAGAGCACAGATATTTGATTTAGCAAAATCAGTTTCAACGACTCTTTTACTTGATAATGATGAAAGTTTTGAAGCAATTTCTCAACAGTTAAACGGTGTTGCAGATGTGTTCGGTAAATTGCAAGAAACCTTGGCCGGTATGACAGGAGTACCTAGTACAATTTTATTTGGTACTAGTGCAAAAGGTCTTCAAGCTGATGGTTCTGGTGAAATGAGAATTTATTATGACAAAATTAAATCTGATCAAGAAGAAGATTTGTTAGAACAACTTGAAAAACTAATCGATTTAATTTCTTACGCTGAAGATGCTAAATTAGAAGCCGAAGAAGAATATTGCATCGAATTTAATTCATTATGGCAACAAACCGATGAAGAAAAAGTTAAAATGAGAGCTGAACAAGCCAAGACCGATGAAATCTACATTAACACAGGAGTCGTTGATCCAAATGAAGTTAGAACTTCTAGATTTGGCAACGGTAAATATTCAGTCGAAACACTTGTTGAAGGTGATGCTCCTGAACTTCCTGAAGAAACAGATCAAACAAATATTGATCCAAATAAAGCAAATTAATCATGGCAAAAAATCCATTATTAAAGCAACAAGTTTTAATGGCCAATCGTGGCAAGATTAAAATCAAAAAGCCTAAGAAGTGGTTGTTTCCAATGGCTGCTGAGAGATCTTACAAAAGACAATTATCAGAAATCAATAAAATTTTCTACGACAAAGTTAAAGAAAATATTACTCCTGCTTTACCCTTGCTAGTTGCTCAAGCAAAATCACTAAGACCTGATTCAAATGATATAAAGCTAGATGCATCATGGATTGATCAATTAAAACAACTCGTTGATAAAACTTATTTTGATTTTATTTCTGTAGTTACACCAAATAGAGTATCGAGACTTACTATTGAGCAAGGTGAAAAGATTTCTTTGATGAATAAAGAACAATTTGTCAAAACAATCCACTCATCTTTGTCTGTGAATCCAATAGTCCAAGAGCCTTATATAGAAACACAGTTGAAGCTTTTTCAAACTCAAAATACAGATTTAATTACTAAAATGGGGTTAGATCAAAAGGCAAGAGTTGAACAAACCCTTTATTCTAATCTTTCTCAAGGAAACGGCATTGAAAAAATTCAAGAAGAACTGTCTAAGTCTGAAGGCATTGGTGAAAACAGAGCAAGATTGATTGCAAGAGACCAAACCAATAAATTCAATGGTCAATTAACTCAACTTAGACAACAAGAAGTGGGAATTGTGTCTTATGTTTGGACCACAGCTCAAGACGAAAGAGTAAGACCAGCACATAAAGTTTTGGATGGAGAAACATTCACTTGGGAAAAAGGACCTAAAATTGGACATCCTGGAAGCGAAATAAATTGTCGTTGTATTGCACAACCGATAATTACTAATTCTATGTTTGATTAAAATGTTTACTTTTACTTTGATTGTTGTAATAATTTCAAAGTAAAAGTAGATAGTACTTACGAAATTAAAAATAATTAATATGGAACATGGAACAAGTTTTAAGATTTGATGAAATAAACTTAGATCAGTTAAAATTAACTGAAACTCCTGAAGGATTTCTAGAAGGGTATGCCATTGCAACTAGGACCGGCGTATTTTCATACCGCAAGGCTGACGGTTCTATTCAAAGAGAACTAAGAACTGATGAAGAAGTATTTAATCAAGATGCAATTGATTCATTTAAAATGAAACCAATCACCAATAATCACCCAGAAGATATGGTGAATATTGACAATGCATCTGAATTGTCGGTTGGCATGACTGGCCAAGATATTAAGAAGATTGACAATTATTTAGCTCCATTTATTAAGATTACCGATAAACAAGCGGTACAAGATGCAAAATCAGGTAAACGTGGCCTTTCATTTGGCTACAAAGTAACTCTCGTGAAAAAAGATGGTGTATTTAAAGGTGAGAGATATGATTATGTTCAAACGAACATAAGAGGGAATCATTTGGCGCTTGTCTATGAAGGAAGAGCTGGCGATAAAGCTAAGCTTCGACTTGATAGCCAAGATGCTATTTGTGTTTTTAATACTAACTTCAATGACAATCTAAATATGAAAAAAATACGATTAGATGGCAAAGAGTTTGAAGTTTCAGAAGAGATCGCTTCGAAGATCGACTCTATTGAAGCGGAAAACACAGAGCTGAAAAAAGATAAAGAGGATTTGTCAAAAGACAAATCTGATTTGCAAACTAAATTAGATACTATAACAGGTGAAAAAGACTCTATTCAAGTAAAACTTGATGAAGAGTTAAAAAAAGATCATACTGTTAATATTGCAACTAAAGTACGAGCTAGAATCGATCTAGAAAAGAAAGCATCTGAATTTTTCAAATCAGATGAAGACCTTTCTAAATTATCTGACAAGGAAATTAAATCTAAAGTTATCACTTTATTTACGAAAGAATTTAAAGCTGATGAAGTTAGTGAGGATTATTTGACTGCAAGATTTGACAGCATTATTGACATTAAAAAAGATGCCAACTTTGCTGAAAATATCAAAGCAGCTTCTAATAAGACTGATTCTAGTCAATCTTCAGTAGCCGTTAGTAATGCGGATCTACAAAGAGATCTTATCAAAAATTCAACTAAAAAGGAGTAAACTTATGCCGATTATAAAATATGCAAATGAATTGGACGTTGCAATAAACGGACAAATCGCAAATTTACAAGATAGCAATATCAAAACAAGAAATGCTCAACAAGCAATCGGTTTCGGTAAAGCTGTTGTAGTAGGTATCGTTGGCGGAACTGATGTTAAAAACATCTTTAAAAATAAAGTTTCTGTTACTTATTCAGCAGACTTTGTTGCCTCTAACTCAATCCCAATGTCAGTTCAAATTGGAACTGCAACTGCCCTTACAATCACTCCAGTAGTTTACGCAACATCTCATGCTGCAACTTTCGCTGCTTTAATCGCTGCGATTGATGCTCTTCCAGGTGTTTCTTGTGTTGCTGGAACAGGTCGTGAAATCTTGATTACTGTCGATGATGCAGCTGCTAACATTACAGTTTCTGCTTATGACGTAACAGGAGGTGTAAGTCAACCTACTTTAACAATCGCTTACACTTCAACTGCTACTTTTGAAGGTGTTTCTGTATTGAGACACGGTCAACCAGTTACTGTTGGTGGAGACGATCAATACGAAATCAACGATGCAGTCAATGTTATGACTCGCGGTTGTATTTGGGTTTATGTAGTTGCGAGCGTTGCTTACGGTGAAGATGTTTACGTTTATAATGATAAGAGCAAACCTTCTAACCAAGGTCAATTTACAAATTCATCTTCTGGTAACCTAGCGGTTGCAAGTGGAAAATTCAGAAGTGCTGCTGCTGGTACTACTAGCGCTCCGGTGCTAGCTCTTCTTGAGTTGAATTTACCATCTTAACTTTAATTTAATCAGGAGAAAATAATATGACTATTGAAACTTTTAAACTAGACAACGGCGATGAGTTCAAAATTGATACTTCTTTGCCAGAATTCAAAGCTTACGAAAGAGCTGCCGAACAAGTAGGCATTTCTAAAAAAGATGATTCATTCTTCTTTGCTAGAAACCTAGAATTTATTCGTCAACAAGTATTTAAACCTAAGTATAGCGAATTGAAACTTTTGAATGGTGGCTTGCTTCCAATCAACAGTGCAATCCCAGAAGGTGCGGAAACTGATACTTATGACACTTTGGATTCTGCAGGTGAAGCTGATGTTGTGGCTGATTTTGCTGATGACATTAAAACTGTTGAAGTATTTGGCAATCAAGTAACCAATGGAATTAAATCAATTGCAACTTCATATTTGTATTCTGTGCAAGATTTGCGTAGAGATAGAATGTTAGGTCAAGTTGGTCGTTCTTCAGTTGAAAATAAAGCACTTGCTGCCCGTAGATCATTAGACCAAAAAATAGAGAAAATGCTCGGCTTCGGTGATATTAGATATGGAATTAAAGGCATGTTTAATGCTGCCTCTGTTCCATCTGCTGCAGCAGCCGCAACTGGTTCTGGTTCTGCTACTACTTGGGCTTCAAAAACGCCTGCAAACATTCTTGCAGACGTTGAAGAAGCGATCAATGATATGATTGATTTGACAGGCGGTAACGAAATCCCTACCACTATGTTGGTTGATGCTACTAATTATCATTTGATTAAAAAGAAACCGCTTGACACAACTATGTATTCTGGAAAATCAATTTTGAAGTATATCGAAGAAGAATATAATTTAAAAGTTGAATGGATACAACAATTGAAAAACGGTTTCGTAAATGGAACTAGGTCTGGTTTTGTTCTTTATAATAATGCACAAGATAAATTGGAAGGTGTTCTTCCAATCAGATTGATGCCTCATGCTCCACAAGTTAAAAATCTTGCGACAAAAAATATTTTGGAAGCTAGATGTGGCGGTGTTAGAGCTTTCTATCCTTACTCATTGTCTTATACAACTGGAATCTAGTTGGTTAAAAAGGGAAGAGAAATCTTCCTTTTTTAATTCCTATTAACTTAAACAAATTTGTATTATGAAAATTGAAAATAGAGTAAAGAATATCATTAGGTTCAAAACAACTATTGGTTCTATTATATTAATGCCTGGCATTAATGAACTTACAAAAGAACAATTTGCTGCAGTAAAAGCTCATCCGATGTTTGAAGATATGGTTAAAACTTCCGGATTGGTTGCTACTGAAGAAAAAGTTGCAAAATCTTATAAAACTAAAGCTGAATTAAAAGCAGAGAAAGAAGCTGAAGAAAAAGCAACTAAAGAACTTGTTGATAAAGAAGCTGCTAATCTATTAGGTCCTGATGAAGATGCTTCTGACGAAGAAGAATCTGAAGAAGAAACCGAAGAATCAGAAGGGTCTGAAGAAGGTGTTGATTTAAATGAAATCGACCTTGAAGTTCAAACTAAAGCAACTTTAATCGATCTTGCTGCATCTTTGGAAATTGAAACTGAAGGTTTAAGCAAAGCTAAATTAATTGAAGCAATTAATTCTAAAAAATAGTTATGACAACATCTCTTGAATGGTTGGCAGATATTGCTCCAAGCATAAGTGCAGCTTGTACTACAGACAAAAAAAATAGATTTATTGCTATGGCAGTAGATGAAGTCGATTCGGCTTTATTTGGTGATTCTAGTAAATATTCTATGGCTGTTGCTTACTACGCTGCTCATTTATTGGCTTTGTCGTTGAGAGACGATAATTCAAGAGGTGTTTTAACTATGGAAAAAGAAGGTGATTTACAAAGAAGTTATGGTGGTGGAAATGGTAATAATGTTGATGTAAATACCACTCAATATTTAGACAGTTACAACCGACTATTAAAAGGACGAGTTCCTACATTTTACATGCACGATGGAAGTAAAAGTAATTGATCACGGTTTTGATAAATACAAAAAGGCTATCGAAGAATTGCATTCGAAGCAAATTCAAGTCGGTATGTTTGCCAAAGTAGGCGATAAAGTTTTGACAAAAGCAATTGTAAACGAGTTCGGTACAAACAAAGCAGGAAAGAATAACGACGTTACAATTCCAGAAAGATCTTTCATAAGATCGACTTACAACAGACAATATAAAAAAGTTGGCCAAAGATTTGATCAAATTTTTGTTTCTATTTCAAAAGGAAATTATAATATTATTCCAAGATTAAAGTTAATTGGTCTTGAACAAGAAACTGAAACTAAAAAAACTATTACTGATATGAGAACGCCTGAAAATGCAGAATCAACAATAGCAAAAAAAGGTTCAAGCCACCCTTTAATTGATACTGGTGAAATGCGTTCAAAAATTTCTCATGAGGTAAAAAATAAATGAGTAGTTTCAGACAAGCATTAACAGTAAAAAGAAGAAGTGAAGGCGCTTATAATGACGCAGGTTTTTATGAAGTTGAAGGAGCAGATACAACATTGCCAATCATGGCTTCAATACAACCTGTTTCAGGGAGCGATTTAGTTTTGCTTCCAGAGAATAGAAGAGAAGAAGAATTATTGAAATTATACACTGACACTTTATTAATTGGTGCAGAAAAAGGAAATTCAACAAATTGTGATATTATTACAATTGATGGATTTGATTACGAAATCGTTAAAGTTTTCCCTTGGAAAAACAATGTAATTCCACACTATAAAGTGGTTGTTGCCAAAAGAACTACTAACGATCCAGTACCACCTATTGCGGAGGTTTAGATTATGGCTATTAATTATGTCGGTTTAAAAACTGCAATAGTAGAAGTGATAAAAGAATTGACAAACCAAACTGTTATTTGGTCGAATCAAAATGCAAATACTCCAGCCGGAGATTATCTGGCATTAAAGTTATCATCTTTGAGAAAAGGTGGAGGATTAGATTGGGAAGGAAAACCTGATTCAGAAGGTGTTTCTGAAACTCAGGGAGATAGAGAAGTGGTTTTGTCTGTTATTTCAGTTAGCAAAGACTCTATGCAGATCTTAGCTGATTTAATTGACAAAATCGAATTAAGTAAAAATTTAGAGTTGTTAACTTCTAAAAAATTAGCTTATAT